GGACTCGATCACGTCACGGCGACACCACCTACCGCGTCTGCAACGCCGAGGAGCTCCTGGAGGCCATCGCTGACCGCCGTGACGTGATCGAGTCCACCGACCCCCGCAACGCCGACTACCGCTGACCAGCGCGAACACGGCCCCGCTTCGGCGGGGCCTTTCGCATGTGTACGATAGGCACATGGACGAGGAGCTGCACGCCATGCTGGTGGCCCTGGGCCCCGGCGGCACCCGGGAGTTGGCCGAGCGCGCGCTGGAGCATGTACACCACCAGGTGGCTTCCATCGTTGGTGAGATCAAGACGCGCGCCGTATTTCCGACCCTCGGCGGCACTGCTGAGGTGTGCGAGCGCCTCGGCGTCACCAAGGCGTGGCTCGGCCACGTGATCGCCGGGCGACGCCCGGTCCCCCCGGTGCTCACTCCTGAGCCGTTGGTCACTCTCACCGCGACACCCGTGTGGGACCTGGCACAGTGGGACGCCTGGGCCGAGCGCAACCAGCTACTACTCCCCGTAGTAGGACGTAGTGCAGAGGAGGGTGACCCGTTCCGTGACTAGACCGACGGAGGGCCGCAACGGCTCGATCTACCGCGCATGGGTGCTGGGCACCACGCAGGAGGAGTTGGCGCGTCAGCACGGGATCAACCAGCAACGGGTGAGCGCCATCATCAAGAACGTCCAGGCCAGCATCCCTGAGGAGGATCTGGCCGAGCGCCGGGCCAAGTACCTGGACAGCCTGGACGTTCTGGGCCAGGAGATGGCCGCGATTATGGACGCGCCACCGACCCAGGCGTACAGCAACGGCCGGCCGATGTTCGATGAGCAGGGCCAGCCGATCATGGATTACTCGGTTCGGATGGCCGCCGCCGACCGCATCCTGAAGATCGGTGAGCGCGCGTCCAAGGTGCTCGGCCTGGACGCCCCGGTCAAGGCCGACGTCACGGTGAGTGACCAGGCCGATCGGGTGGCCGAGGCCGCCGCCGCCGACGCCATCGCCCGGATGACCAGTACCTCTGAGTAAGTTGTACGACCCTGTGTAGGGGTGTAGCGTAGCGGTTGAACGGAACACCCATCGACCAGCACGGGGAGTACAACATGAGCATCGAGAACCTGGGTCAGGCCGCTAGCGCGGTGGCCGGAGCCCTGGAGTCCAACGGCGAGGTGGCCGATCAGATCAACGGGGCGATCGACACCTTCAGCACGTGCGCCCGGGCCGTCCTGGAGGTGAAGATCTGGGTCGACTCGCAGGTGGAGCACTGGGCCAGCCAGGAGGCGTTCGGATCGATCGTCCAGACCCTTCAGGCCGCCGGAGAGCAGGCCGACATCGTCACCGGAGCCTTGGGCGTGTCGGTCCTGCAGTTGGAGGAGTCCATGCAGGCCACGGCCAACCTCGGCATGGAGCTGGAGAGCCTCCAGACGGCCCTGGACGCCTGCCGGTGAGCGGGGTCGAGGACTTCCACGTCGCCGACATCGGCCACATGGTCGCGTCCCTGGAGACGGCTATGCGGCACATCGCCCTCATCGACCGCCAGTTGGGGGAGAAGGCGCTCACGCTGATCAACGCCGAGCTGTCGGCCGACACCGTGGCCCGGATCGCCCTGGCCCGGGAGGACTGCACCCGGGCCCTCACCACCTACCGGGGCCTGATCGAGGACCTGGAGACGCTGAAGGCGAGCATCGCGGCGGCCCACGAATGATGGTCCTCTCGTACCTCGCCGTGGCCGGCCTGTCCGGCATCGTGTGCATTGTGCTCGCCTACAGCAGGGGATGGGAGAACGGCTTCGCCGAGGGCGTCCGCAAGGGGTCCAAGCCCGACCCGGAGTGGAAGCGGAACCTGATGGACTACGCCGACCGGGGGCCGCGCCAGGGCCTCATGACCCCGATCAAGGGTGAAGCGGTCGAGGACAAGTACCGCAACGGGCCGATCTACCAGGGCGACACTTACGACCTGGTAGAGCCGCACCCTGGCCACCTGAAGTGCGACGATTCGTGCTTCTACCACCGGAAGGGGACCACCACCTGATGGTCCGATGGAGCGCGGCCTGGTTCCGCCAACTGGACGCCGAGATCGCTGATCTCCCGTTCCAGCCAGGGCAGAGCCAGGCCGCAATCCGTCGTGCGCTCGGCGCCGACCCGGTGGCGTTCGCCGTGCTCTACTTCGGCCACCACCTGAAAGACCGAGACGGCAACCTCACCTGGGCCCAACCCCACTTCGACTGGGCCACCGAGGCCCTCAACTGGGCCAAGCCGGTGTCCGGCCCGATGGAGCACCGCACCGCCGAGATCGCCCCCCGCGAGTGCGGGAAGAGCACATGGTGGTTCCTGATCCTGCCCGTCTGGGCCGCTGCCAACGGGCACTCCAAGTTCGCCGCCGCGTTCGCTCACGCCACGGCCCAGGCCGAGGGCCACCTGGCCACGCTGAAGCTGGAGCTGGAGACCAACGCCCTGCTGCAGCACGACTACCCCAAGCTGTGTGCTCCCGCCCGACGCCGGGCTGGCTCCACCGTGGCCGACCGGGCCGGGATGCTGCACCAGGCCAATGGCTGGATCTTCGCCGCCCGGGGTATCGACTCGGCCGTGCTCGGTATGAAGGTCGGCGACAAGCGTCCGGATCTGCTGATCCTGGACGACATCGAACCGGACGAGGGCAGCTACTCCAAGGATCAGGCCGAGAAGCGCCTCGACACCGTGACCGATGCGATCTTCCCGCTGAACATCTACGCCCGCGTCGTGTTCGTCGGCACGGTCACCATGCCTGGCTCGATCATGCACCAGTTGGTGAAGGCCGCTGACGGTGTGGAGACGGCGGACTGGATCAAGGACAACCACATCCGGCCCCACCACCACGCGCCGTTCGTCACCCTGGACGACGGCACCGAGGCGTCGATCTGGCCAAGCAAGTGGCCCACGGCCTGGCTGCAGTCGATCCGCCACACCCGCTCGTTCGCCAAGAACTACGCCAACGACCCGATGGCCCGCGAGGGCGTCTACTGGGTCAGGGAGGACTTCCAGCATGGAGAGCCCGAAGGACGGCGCTGCACCCGAACTGTCCTTGCCGTTGACCCCGCCGTCACCAGCCGAAAGACCAGCGATTTCACCGGTCTCGCTGTGGTCGGTCTCCTCCCGGAGCTACGGGCCCGACCGCAGGGACGTGAGCCCGCTCGGCTCGTTGCGCCGATGGGTTGCGTCATCAAGCACTCGGCCGGCGTCAAGCTCACCGGCCAGCACCTCAAGGCCCACGTGATCAAGCTCCTGGCCCGGTTCCCCGAGATCAGCGTCATCGTGGTGGAGACCAACCAGGGCGGCGACCTCTGGAAGGACGTCTTCAGCGGCATCCCGAACGTCCGCGTCGTCACCGTCCACAGCTCCGAGCCCAAGGAGGTGCGGTTCGCCACCGAGCTGGAGCACTGGCAGCGGGGCCGGGTCTGGCACGCCGAGCGGTTCGCCACGCTGGAGGAGCAGGCCGTGGGCTTCCCACGGGCGCAATACGATGACGTGATAGACGGGGCTGTGACCGGTGTCCGGTACCTGCTCAGCCCACCGAAGAAGACCAGGGCCTCGGCCACCACCACCAGCTACGTAGGGGCGTCATGATTGAGGACTTGCTGCACGGCTGGGCCGAGCTGGAGAAGGCGCTCCCGGGCTACCTGGAGGCCGAGACCTACGCCAACGGCACGGTGGAGGAGGTGTTCGCCGACAAGGCGATCCGGGACGCCCTGCTGGCCACCAGTGACGGCTACCGGTTCAACCTCCTGAAGACGGCCATCGGCGTCCGGGTCGACCGGTGCGAAATCGACATGATCAAGGTGGCCGACAACGAGCGGGCCACCGAGCGCCTTACCGAGATCTGGGACGCCAACGAGATGGCGATCCACTACCCGTGCCTGTTCCGCGACACCTTCACCTACGGTGACGCCTACGTCATGGTCTGGCCGATCGAGGCGGACGAGGACGAGGAGGGCACCGCAGACGACGATCTGGTGGCCGGTGGGGTGGAGTTCACCACCCACGGCCCGAAGAACGTCCGCGTGCTCTACGACCCCGAGAACCACCGTCGCAAGGCGTTCGCCATCAGCCGGTGGGCGCTGCCGAAGAACGCTTTCGGCGTCGTCCTGCACCGGGCCGACCTCCTGTACCGCGACCGGGTGGAGCACTGGATCACCAAGCCCGCCGGCAACCTGGCTGAGGCGGACGGCTGGGAGCTGTACGCCGACGACGGCGATCCGATCGAGGGGCACGACTTCGGCGAGATCCCGGTCTTCCACCACCGGACCGGACTGCCGTACGGCAAGCCCGTCCACCTGGCCGGCTACGGGGCCCAGAATGCGATCAACAAGGAGTTGATCACGATGCTGACCACCACGGACAGCCAGGGCCACGCCCAGCGGTACCAGCTCCTTGACCCCGACGCCACGCTGGACGAGAACAACGATGACCCTCAGTACGTGGACGACCTGGATGCCGGGACCGTGAGCCCGGACGGACGCACCCGGGGCGGAGCCCAGGCCACCGGGATGCGGTCGGGGCCCGGCACCATGCAGACGTTCGCCGGCACCAAGGAGGTGGGCCAGTTCGACGCGGCCGACCCCAAGGTATTCATCGACCCGACCGAGTTGTTCATCCGGATCATGGCCCAGACCACCAACACCCCGCTGCACTACTTCGACCCCTCTGGGGACTCGCCGTCCGGTGAGAGCCTGAAGGTGGCCGAGGCCCCGCTGGTCAAGGATATTGAATGGCTCCAGGTGCTCCAGACGTCCCCGCTGCGGGAGGAGTGGCTGTTCGCCCTCGGCCTGGCCGGCGTCGGCGTCAAGGCGATCGACGTCCGGTGGGCCCCCGTGCAGACGGCGGTCGGCCTGGACGACTGGGCCGTGGCCAAGGCCAAGCAGGACGCCGGGGTGCCGACCGACCAGACCCTCATGGAGGCGGGTTACCGGCCGGAGATGGTGGCCGAGTGGCTGGACGCCGGGGCCGAGGCGGCCACCCTGGCCCAGCGGATCGCCCTGCTCGGCCAGATCGGCACGGCCGTGCGTGACCTGTCTAGCGGGGTGGCGCTCGGCGTCATCTCCGAGGAGGCCGCGAACAGCGCGGTTGAGCTGGTACTGGCCCAGGTGAACGCAAGCGCGACGGCGGACACGGCATGAGCGACGAGGAGGTTCTGAAGGCGGTGAAGCTCGGTGGCTACATCCAGGTCCCCGACGAACTCCTGATGGACCAGGGTGTGATCCCGGACACTCGTCCGCCCATCCCGCCGCCGCCGTGGCGCACACGGTTGCGCTGGTGGGTGCAGGTTCAGCGCGAACGCCTGGGCGAGATCATCGCAGGTCGACGGTTCGACGACACGGGGGACTGGTGACCGACCGGGAGCGCCGGGAGGCCGCCGCGCTGAAGGCCGAGCAGGAGGCCCAGGCCCAGGCGTCCGCCCGGCTCGCCGCCGAGCTGGCCGCCGTGGCCGTCATCCTGGTCAGCGCGCTGATGCGTGGGGCTACCCCGGACGTGCTGCGCACGCTAGTCCGCCGGCTCCTGTCCGAACTGGTGCCCTCGGCCCGCTCGGCGCTGGAGGTGGCCATCACCCGGGGCGTGGTCCTGGGCAACGCCGGGAAGGTGGACGCCCGGACCAGCACGCCGCTGCATGATGAGGTGCTCCAGCGGGTCATCGACACCTCGGACGATCGGGCCGGTGCCCACCTGGACGCGGCCATCGTGCTGTCCACTCAGTTGCCGATGACGGACCAGGCTGACGTCATGGCCGTGGTCGGCAAGGCCCAGGCCGCCGTCCGGACGCAGCGCACCGACGCCTCGTGGGTCACGCACCGGGGGATCGCCCTCGGCGTGGCCGAGGTGGCCCGGGAGTCCGGGCTGAACGTGGTGTGGATCGCCGAGCGCAACGCCTGCCTGAACTGCCTGGCCTACGCCGGCCGTGTCGTCCGGCCTGGAGCACCGTTCCCACCGGGGCTCACCTACGCCGACAAGGCGCTGGTCCAGCTCGGCCCCCTGCTCGGCCCGCCGCTGCACCCGAACTGCAGGTGCCAACTGGAGCTGACCGATCTGGAGCCGGGTGACATCGACGTCGCGCTGGCCCGGGAGGCCGCCCGGTCAGTGGCCCGGGGACTCACCGACCACGCCTCGGAGCCCGCCCGCTTCCGGGCGGCAGACCGGCTGGTGAAGTCGGCCACCACCTTGCTCCCCAAGTCGGTCATCGACCGGGCGCGGCGCAACCTCCGGGACGGCGCGTTCAAGGCCCGGCCCGGATCGCCCGAGGCCGCTGCCGAGATCGCCCGCCGCAACCGTGCCCGTGCGGCCCGGGGACCAGGGCCTCACACCCCGTAGTCTTGACCATGACGACCCGGACGGGTCGCACCACGTAGGAGACAGATCGTGAGCATAGGACCGGACGACGACGGCCAGGACATCGACCCGGCCGACCTGGACGACCTCGGAGACCTCGGCGACGCCGAGCAGGACGAGGACGAGGGGAAGGACGACGGCGAGCAGGAG